CCCACGGATGCGGTGGCGCTTAGGGTGATTTCATCGCACGCACAAGCCAGCAGATAGGCTGCGCTGTAGGCTGATGAATCCACGACAGCTACTGTGCGTTTAGTTGATCTTGCAATGAACTCAGCAGCCTCGAATGCACCAGCAACCTCACCGCCTCCGCTATTCACGTCGAACACGATATTCTTGATGTTAGGCGACGCTTCGGCCTTGGCTACCATGCTTGTGATGTAGTCGTAGCCCGTCGCAAACCCGTCAATGTGATACGCGAAGCGGGGAGCCAAGAATCCGTGAATAGGGATGATTGCTGTGTCTCCAGCAAAATCATGTGTGTCACGAGATGATGCAAAATGCACATCAGCATGAATTGATCCAAAGTTGTACCCAGGCTCGATCATCATCCCCATAGGGTTTTTCATGCGCGCCTCGATATCCATTGACTTAGACTGAGGAAGTAGGTTCTTTATAAATGCCAGCATTTTTCTTTTCCTGTATTTCTCGTGCCTGTTGTTTGATAACGTCACGCCAGTCTTTACCCATGCGCGCTGTCTCTTCTTCCATTGTGGATAGGCCGGACTCCATACGCAGTACAGCGGCCTGCGTTTCTTTCAGCTCGTCAATCTGACCACGGTTCGCACCAACCCATGACGCTGCACATACTGCGTCCTTATTGAATCCTTGATAGAACGCGCTAATGTTCAAGCCTTTTGGCATGGGTAAAAGCCCCATGTTCAGCGCTTCTTCGACCCATAGCTCGTATACGGATGATGCAAATTTGTCTGCAATGCCGCGCTTGCGTGAGTTCATGCGCTTCCACGTTTCCAACATGGCGGCACGCGCGCTTGAGTAGTTTGTGTTGGTGTAGTCTCGGCTGAACTGCTCATACGACAAGCCAAGTGATGCAGCCACATGACGAAGCAGAGATGACTCAAAATCTGTCCCGATCCCTCCGGGGTTTCCGGCATTCAGAAGTGACAACTTTTGGCCTGGATACAGGTGCGGGATGCGTGCGCCATCGATGTGCATGTTTTTAGCGCCACTTGAGAACTTAGCGACCTCGGTCATGTACGCTTCGGCTGCGGTCGTAGAAGATCCGCTTCCAAGCTGCGCATACGCCTCGGCGGGGGAAGCTCGCTCTCAATAGTTGCGGCAAACGTCGCATTGATGACTGCGTTTTGAAGTACGACTTCCTGATAATTCTTGGTCATCTTCATTTCTTTGAGCGCAGCCACAAGGTCGCTTATTCCACGTGACTGCTCGGGTCGAGACTGCTCATAAATATGGATGACTTGACGACGACCCCACTGCTTGCGTGCTTTGATCCTGCGCCACTCGTAAGCGCGCTCTGCCCTCTGGTCGTTTGGGTAGCCTTTGCGAATATGGTACGCAACAGGCTCTCCGTACCCGTTAACCTCAACACCGCGCCGAAGTGTTGGCGAATCAAATGTTCCGTTTGGATTGCATAAGCGATCAGTGTCGATCATCTGGATGCAGGTGCGCATTGGTGCGCCGCTTCGCCACTCAGCAGAGGATAAAACCTCTCCTCCGTAGACGTACATGCCAACAGCAAGGCGGACAAGCCCGGTGAACGTGTTGATTCGGCTTGCGTCTGCCCAGTTGTTGCTTGACTCGCCCCAAGCGTAGAACTGCGCCTCGGATGCGGCCTGAAATTCCTCGCTCCACGCTTCATCGAATCGCTTATCAAAAGCTGAAAGAACGGCAAGGTTTGGTGTTGCATTCAGGCGGTACTGGCCGCCTACAATGCCGTCTTGATATGATGAAATTGCGCCACGAATATACCCGTCATTGCGCATGAGGTCTTTGACGCGACTATCAATGACCGGCTTTGAGCCTGAAATTTCAGCATCGGCAGACTGGATAGGCGGCGACCACATAGCGACTTCACGCTGTAGCTTGCTCGCCCCCTCAAATGCGCCACCGATTGCTTGCGGCTTCATCAGAAGAACGCTCTCAAAGGCGCGGCAACTGGTGCGCCGTAAATCTGCTTCTTGAGCAATTCGATGTAGGCCGCAAGTCTCCACGCGGATGCCTTGTTGTACTCTACGCGCTCACCGTTCATGTCTACGTAAACAATAACCTGCTTACCGACCATCAAGTTATGGTAGGCAGATTCAGCTTCAACAAGACGCTCCTGCGGAGTTGCCATGCACATAACCCCTATCAATCAACTCGTTTAGATAGCATAAATCTATCAGATGCAGTGAGTTTACCATAGTTATTTAGTTGAGTAAGCATGTTTTTGATAGTTTTTTGCTATGAAGATGGCATAAAAAAACCCGCGTAGTGCGGGTTTGTATCGCAATCATCCGAGCATCGCGCCAAGGTCGCTGATGGTCTTATCTGGCAGGCGCATAGGTTCTGATTTCTTCCTCACGACCATGATGTTCTTGTCGTGCTCGCAAAGCCAAGGCACTGCATTCCAATCAAGCCTATCAATGCGAAGATGCCAGCACGCAGCCCAGCAGTACGCTAAAAGGTCGAACGCCTCGTTGCGCTGTTTCTTCTCGTTCTTCCACTCGCCACGCTCATTGCGCGTCTCTGCCACAAGCTCCTTATAAAAGTTGTCATCTAGGTGGCTTGAAAACATTACGCTTTCCTGATTGTTCAGTAATCCGAATATCGCATCCTTGACCTTGTTGCTGTTGATAAGCATCACTGGAATGTCACCCCTTGCAATGGCTGTTTTTCCCTTAAGTGATGCGTCAGGGTGGGTTATTTCAGTCATGGGCGCACCGGCGTTCGTGCGGCCTTTAACTGGCATAAACCCGCTATGGATGTTGACCTTCCTGAGCCGCGAGTAGAACAAGTAAATCTGAGCTGTTACACCACTAAGCGAACCTTGTGTTGTTCCAGCGCCTCCTGAGTCGCACAGCGTAAGGCGAATCTTCATGCGCCAGTCAGTGCCTTCAATCGGATATGTCTTATCCATGACCTGTTCAATCAGTAAATCCCAATCCTCGCTCTGGGATGCGGGCTTGACCCATAAATGCTCGCCGTCCTCGTCCTTGCGCTTTGACTTCACGATGGCGAATCTATCAATCACGGTGATAGAGTACGGCATACCGAACTCGTGCGGCGGTGACGCGGCATGAATCTGAACTTCAAACCTATTTTTCTGCACGTCTACGGTCGCAATCAAAAGTCGTGCGCTTTCAGGCACAGTTGGCTCGTCAAAATCGTGCGTCGCCCGCTGCTTGTAGTCATCTGACGATGCAATCGTTCCACGGCTCTTGTTGAAATACGCTTCACCCTGATCGACGTTCGTTGTTGTCTTGAGTGACTCTTCTGAGCCTGTTTGCTGCCACTCACGGTACGCCTTGATGTAGTTTGAAACGATGGTTGACCATGATGCAAAAGCTACGGACGTTCCTTTGAGCCAAAAGCTCGCGGTGTCTGTGTTGATTGTTTCGCCAACAACCTGATCGTTGACTATCTTTTGACCATCTGCAACCCATCGGCCATTTCTCCGTAGCTCCGTTTTCATTTCAGGAGGAATCACGCTACCGCATGACGGGCAGGCCATAACAGCGCTTTCGCCTATTGTGGTCGGGTCGCCTTCCATGCTGAATTGCAGAAGGCTGAATGATGACTCAAACCACTCGCCGCAGTGCGGGCACTTCCAGAACCACCTGCGCCTGTCACCACGGTTGTACAGGGCTAGTATGCCTGGCGACGGCGGGGCTTCATGGGGTGTCTTTGGCTCCCACGGTTCGTCATTCACTGGCTTGGATGGCGAGCTTTCTGCAAACGTCATTGCCGATGAGCCGTATGTTGTGGTTCTTTTTGCAGCAAGGTCGAATAGGTTTCCCTCGCCCCCGATGTTGTCATTGATGCGGTCGTAGTCTGTGATCGCCACCCGCCCAATAGGACGACCCGCCACCTCGTTTACAGATGGGTAGGATATGGTGAATATCATGCCGGACGAGTAGTGCTTATCCAGCGTGTTATCTGCGCCACGCTTCAACATGAGACGCTTGCCGACCGATGGGGAATGACGGTGCATTCTGTCAACACGTCGCTTTGAGAAGTCACGCGCCATTGTCATCGACGTTTGGAACAGAATCATGTCCATTGGGTCGCATACTACCGAGTACAAAAGCCAGTTGAGTATCGCTTCTGTTTTGCCGGACTGGGCCGGAGCAACCAAAATAACCGACTTGAATTTGCGTGAAGTCAGCGTATCCATGATCTCAACCATTTCTGGAACTTTACTGTTCATCCACTTGCCGATGTACGCACCAGCATTGTTGATGTAACGATACTTCTCAGCGGCCTCAGATACGCTTATTCGCTCAGGTGGAGCAAGGATGTCAGCAGCAATGCGCGTCACGTCTTCAAACGATTCAATTTTCACAACATGCCTCAGAAATTCGCTTGCTTGCTATCTCAAAATACTTGTCGTCCATTTCAATTCCAATGAACTTGCGTCCTGTATTCATGCAGGCAACGCCCGTCGTGCCGCTGCCCATAAATGGGTCGAGCACTATTTTTCCATGCAAAGTTGCATCTAAAACAATTTTTTCAAGCATATCAACTGGTTTTTCTGTCGGGTGAACCGATTTTGATCCGCTTACTTTTCTAAAATCAATCACATCTGGAGTTCTTGATCTTAACAGCGTAAAACGCCCTTTGTGTGCAAAGATAATAAACTCATGCTTAGGTGCGTATGAACCGCGCAAGTCACCACTTCCATGATTATTTTTTACCCAAACAATGATGTTTTTTATTTTGAATAACTTCTCAATTTCAACCTTGAAAACATCAACATTGTGCCAGCTACAAAAAACATATATAGGTGTATTTTCTTTCATTACGCGATACGCATCTGAAATAAACGAACCCAACCAATAAAGACATGAATCGCCTTCAATCTTATTAAACTTATTTGTTTCTTGTCTCCAGTTTGACTGATAAGACATTCCATACGGCGGATCGGTGATAACTGCATCAACAGAACCACTTGGAATGTCTTTCATCAGCTCAAGACAATCGCCGTGCATTAGTTTGTAATTTTCAGTCATTGACCTTCATGCTCCGTGGTTTACGCTTAGGTATGTCGTCAGTTGGCTTGCGGTCGCGCCACCCCTTCTTTTCAGGCTTAATCATCACGTCATCGGGTGGAGGCTGCACGGCCTCATCAGTGCGGACAAGCACGGTGTCAAATTCGCCCATCTCTCGCTTTGACTGTGTTGTGGCTTTTGCATAGTTCTTGTTGAGCAGTATCTTTTCACGCATGTCGGCCAGTAGGTCGTCGCTCAGGTTGATGATGGCGACGCGCTGCGGCTCGGTCAGCATAATGTCGCGCTCCACGTTGTCTACAAATAGCGTCACGGCTGTTCTCACGTCCTTTAGCATCATCACAACCATTTCGATGACTTCATCCGTGTACATCAGGTCGCCACTGGCTATTTCATACGCCTGACGCGAACGCAGACCGTCCCAGAAGAACTTGTTTAGCCTCGATGGCCAGTCATCGGCCTTTGTTTCTATGAGCGCTCTAACGACCTCTGCGTCGTTAATCTGCGTGCCGTTAATGTCAATCACGCTTCAAGCCCTCCAGATACATTTTGAGCAGCATCTCGATGAACTGGGTGAACGTCATTCCAGCAGAAATAGCAGCAATCCTCAGCTCCTTATAGGTTGATTCTTTCAGCTTTACAGACTTGTGTGTGGGCATATCGCGAAGCATGGTGGAATATGCCACCAATATACTCTAAGTCTGTGTTTTTAGCAGCACTTTCTCTGAAAGATCGGGGTCTACGCCACCCCGCGCTCAAGCCAAGCCATAGGAAGTACCTATTGCCCATGGCGCACTGATAGCTGCCGCCTATAGCCTGACTGCATAGGACGCGCCTATTGCCTATGGATGCCTGATAGCTACCTCCTATGTTGCGTTGTATCCGTCAAGCTATAACGCTTGATTAGGCTGTACGGGGATGCACACGCGCGCATATATAGAGTGCATATAACTAACTAACTAACTATAAGCAACAACGACAACAACTATAAGAAAGTTTGATTAGATTATGTATTGTATAGTGGTAATATGTACACATGGAAACAAAGCGCATGAAGCGCAACAATTAACTAAGAGGGCATTAAAATGATTTACTACGTAACACTTGACGACAATAACGAAATTGTCATAGAACTTCAAACAACCAGCAGTGAGTTGCTAGATATTAACCTATTGGAGGAAGTTTAATCATGAAATTAAAAACCACAGCGAAAGCGGTTAAGGCCGGATATCGGCACATCATTAGCGTCATTTACTGTGACGCGCAGCACTTGCTGTCCAAGCGTTATCCTGTGGCATGTGCCACTGGGGTGCATGGCTGGAACTTTGACCTATACGATATCGGGGACATCGTACAAGGTGCGTGTATATGCACCGGATACCGACCACCCAAAGGGTCGGAATATGATTTAAAGATGCTTAGTGATTATGAGACACGCGCGCGGTTTTCGCCTGATTCATGCGATAGACTTTTGACCGAATTTGTTAAAAATGTGTTGGAGGTTAAGTAATGAAAGCATTTATCCCTTTTGAGGGTTTCTACAACTCATATCTGGGTTCAATGATTGATGAGATTGAAGACATGGAATTGTCACGATATTCAGTGGCAAAGATTTATGCACAGGCCTATTCCAGGATGCTAAGCGTGGGCGATTCAGGAGGCGCCGGCATTGGGTTTGATGCGGGTTTAGAATTTGTCAGATTACAATCCCCGCGTGAATATAATTCCACAACAGATAGAATATTGTGTGAAATTCCCGTTGGAACGATTTCCGCTATTTACTATTCTGTAAAGGTTTCAACGCTTGATAAGGTAATCAAAGATCGCCATTCAAGTCGTGATGGCTTTGTTTCATTCTATTCAGATTCAATCGGCGATTGGATTAACCAGGGTGCATTGAATTTTGATGAAAACCAACTTGAAACCCTCCTGATTGCATATATGGTAGATGCCGGTTTTTCCGAAGACTGGCAGCTTGACATTGCGCATGACATTATCCCTTGCATTTACTGAGTAAAATAAAATGAAAATCGTAGAAAAAACAGTTTATGAATTTAATGAACTTTCCGAGTTTTACAAGGAAAGGGCACGCGATGCTTATCGAGATGCTAACCTTTACCATGGCTGGCATGAATTTATCCTTGAAGATGCGAAAAAAGTCGCATCCATTCTAGGGATATTTATTGATGATATAAATTTTTCTGGGTTTTACTCAGCAGGCGATGGGGCAAGCTTCGCCGGGTCTTACCGTTATGAAAAAGGAGGATTAAAAAAGATAAAGGAACATGCGCCCTTAGATAAGGAGCTGCATAAAATTGCATTGAAGCTTCAAAAAATCCAAAGGGTGAACTTTTTCCAACTTAAGTCCGATATAACGAAGTCGGGCCGATATAGCCATAGCGGCACAATGACTGCAAGCGTTTGGCGGTCAGATTATAAGGACTTTGATGACGACACAGAATGCGAGTTGTTATCACTTATGCGAGATTTTGCCGATTGGATTTATTCCAGGCTGCAAACTGAATATGACTGGCTAACGAGTGATGAATTAATTGATGAATTGATAATTTCTAATGAATTCCATTTTTATGAAGACGGTAGCACATATCATGGTTAACCTCAAAAAAAGTGGAGTTATCCTTTACAAACCCGCGTTTATTAAAGCGTCCACCCTAACCAATGCGCAAATTTTTGCGCACATAATCGCACCGAAAAAAACCAATGCGCAAATTTTTGCCAGTGTGAGGGTTATAAGATGACAATAATCTTTTCCGCGCTTTTTAGCGCAAGTGAGTTTGGACTTGAAGATATTGGGCTATTTTTAGCAGGTGTTTTCATTGCCTATTTAATTTTGGCTTTTATTCAATCAATTTTCTGAGGTTACACACATGAAAAACGCACTGAACATTTACAGATCACTGACAAAATCCGAAAAAGTTACCTTTGACCCGTCAGGCAAAAAAGGGGCAGAGGAAGTGCGAAAGCTGCAAGCGCTTGCAAAAAACATTGCGACTGGTAACACCGCGCGGATTTTTTTTGAGGCAAGGTACAAAATGCCAGAACTTGAAAGGTCAACAACCCAATCCCCTGTCACGATTGGGTTGTCAGAAAGTGATCAAAAAAATGCGCTTGATGCTTCTAAAAATGCGCACCCCAGGCGCACAAACTGGCAAAATTCACTTCCTTCCCTCGGTAAGGTTTCACCCGGTCAAACTTTTGATGACCCATTCAATTACTCTGGAAAGTTTAAAGGCTGGAATGGCTACAATTACCACCCACTAATGCAGTCACATGCAAGGATCAGTAAGGATAAGTCTATTTTATGCGCAATGATCGGATTTAGTGGATCAAGTGAGACTTATACCGTCCAGGCAGGCCTGGTGTATTTTTGGGATACTGATAAAAATGGGTTGCGCCTTGTTCGGGCACGTGACGGGGCAGATTTTCATCCGACCACGGGGGACATCCGCTTAGGTCGTGCCCATATAGTCAAAAACCTGACTGAAAATGCACTTGCGCGCAAAAAAATCAAGCTTGATGCAAAAAAAGATGCGGCCTTGCTAAAAAAGGCAATCAAGGAAGGTGTATGGGTATGCTTCGGCGATTCGATTTCCGCTGGAAATTGCCGAAATGGAACAGCAAACTTTGCATCACGTCACGGACTTGATCTTGCAAGGCATTACAACGCATCTTTTTTGTCGGACATAAAAGATGACACACGGCGCATATCGCTAGCTATCCTAGCTGCGACAAGGAGGCAAATTCGGGAAAATTCCGATGGTGTTTGCCAGATTTAGACAACGCAACAAAAACATGCCCGCGTAATGCGGGCATTTTGTTGCCTGCTATTTGCCCGCGCAATGCGGGCATTTTCTTGCCTGCTATTTGCCCGCGCAATGCGGGCATTTTCTTGCCTGCTATTTGCCCGCGTTATGCGTGGTTTTACTTGACTGGCATCCTGGGTGCCTTGGAGTTGACAGGTAGATGCCCGCGTTATGCGGGCATTTTGTTGCCTGGCAGTTACTTGCCAGTTGCCAGCTACAAGGCGATTTAAGGCAATAACAATCTAACCTCATACCTATACACACGACAAAATAAAACGCGCACTTGCTTCATGTGGCGCGTTTTTTTTGCGCGTCTATTTAGCAATGTAAGGCGATTTAAGGCTTGCTTGGATTGTTTGCGTAGGTACGCATTGCCAGATAATTTAATCGCGTAAGCATGGCTGTGCGTTCGTTCTATGTGGCAATTTGCACCTTCCATAAATGCGCATTTTTACCAAATTATGATAGCTATTTTCTATTGAACTTCTAGTTATGATAGCTATTTTCTATTAGCTAACTATTAAATTGCGTCAATCTGATAGCTATTTGATATTTTCGGATTGAAATTGAAAAAGCAATTAACACGAGTTGCGTTCGATCATTTTTGCAGCATGGTGATCTGCTCAAGCGAGTGCAGACAATGGTCAGTATTCAGCATGGCGCTTACCTTGGAACTCTAGCCCGTTCCAAAATTTACCTTGGCGGCCTAGCCCGTTCCAAAATTTACCTTGGAACTCTAGCCCGTTCCAAAATTTACCTTGGCATCATAGCAAGACCCGCTACCTTGGCGGCCTCGCAAGACCTTGCTTCACGTCATGGACAAAACGAAAGTCTTTGGCATTGATGGTGTGCTCACGCTCCAGATTGAACATTGTTTCAGGCCATGGCGCTGTTTCTTTATCCAGTGCCTCATGCGGGAAAAGATAACGAATTGTTATTTGCTCGCCATTTAGCGCGCGCTCCATGTCGCAAGAGCAAATCATCCAAAAGCGTGAAAGAGTAACAACGGGTACACGCACGTTAGGCTGCCCATCCTCCATCACGCACCATTCAACAGGTGTAAATTTCCCGTCGATACGCTCTTGTTTTGATGGACTGCATCGCCACCCGTTGCGTGCTGGAACGGCGTGCGCGTCTAAATGTGGAACAATCAGCCCGGCGATTACTTCGCCTTTTGCAGCAAGACTAAGAATTTCCTGTTCACTAACTCAGGATGCTTCGGCGGCATCGTGCAGGTTTAATTTCAATGCGCGTTGTTTGATATGTGAATAATCCATCACGCACCACCTTCAGTGTATTTGCTCACAGTGATTCTAAGAGCTTCGATAAATGACTCTGGGTCATCATGGTTGTCGTCCCATGCCGCAATGACACCACGAGCCGCTTGAAGTATGGGTTGAATGTCAATCATGGTTGCAAGCTGGGTTATATTCTCTTGCTGTATCCACTCTGAATTTCTGAGTGCTGCATAAACACCGTTTGGACTAAGCCCCATCTTCTTGGCCGCCTCATAGGGTGTGATGCCATGTGTTTTGACCATGATGACGGCTTGCTGTGTGCGCGATAATTCCATTTGTAATCCTCACGTTTGTTGATGTGTGTATTGTACCACGCAATACATATATGTAAACATTTTTATTGATATTTAACAATTCCGCTGCGGCCTTAGATATAACTAACCGTGCAGCTTTATTTCGTAATCTTCATAGACTGATTCGTATAGTGCTGCTGCACCACAGATAACTCATTTTCTGGAAATTTCCTAACGCTTTTCTGGAATTTTCCGAACGCTTTTCTAGAAATTATCAAACGCTTTTCTGGATTTTTCCTAACGATTTTGCCCTTGTCGTTTCCACATCACGGCCAAGAATCTGGCAAGCCCACACGAACGTAAATGGCGAGTCTGATTCTGACTGAAACCAGCTTTCAGCCTTGCGGATGTGGCCTGAGTTTTTATCGTTGCGCTTTAGGCGGATGTCCTGAACGGCCTGAAGTAGAAGCGCTGCGACCAAACGACGATTAGGGTCTTTGGCGTTGACGACTTCATTGTTTGTTGTAGCTGTAAATTTTTCGTGCATTTTAGCCTCCTTTGATGAGGCTTCAATATACCGATGAATTATGACAATTTGATGACGCTTAACTGGAAATTTTGTTGCGGTTTTTCGCAGGCAATAGCGCGCATACGCTCCCTCTGTGATAAGGGGTTGGAGCGCTTTCCTCATCATTGAAGGTGTGGATGTGATGTGTAATCAACCCAACCCGACCTCTGAGGAGCAACTCCAGTCTCGTCGCAGAAGACCCAAATTAAGCGTTGGGTCACAGGTTCCGTATCACGCAATGCCGTTCTGTCTAGCCTTGAAAGCTAGGCCGGAGGCCAGTCCGCTGTGAATCACCTGACTGGGGGTCTGATGATGAGGTATCACGTCGATTGCTGCGCTTATCCTTGGTCAGCCTGCGCTGAATCCAAGAGGGTCGTATGAAGCCCCGGATGTTGTCACTTTTCTTCCAAACCGCCGCGACGAGGGCGTTCTACTTTAGCGCGTGGAGTGCGCAATAAAAAACCGAGTTCTTAACGATTGACTGCGGATGGGACGCAATCAATCGGTAAAAACTCGGCTTCGCCACTAACCCATCAGTGATTACTACGAATCTTAACTCACGACTTCACACAAGTCAAGTCACCATTTGCTGCAAGAATTTCGATCGTCAGAACAATCGCCCTGTCCATTTCTGCCCTGCGCTCGTCACGGGTCATGTTGTTCCCATTACCTATTTCATGATGACACTCGGGGCACAGAGCCGCCGTGAGCGCGTCGCTTGTCTTAATTCCAATGCCCTTGCCTTCATCGCGGTGAGCAGCCTCTACACCGTGCTTGCCGCAGCGGACGCAAAATCCAATGGAGCGAACAGCCTCTAACCAACTCATGCTCCTGAATGGCTGAATGCGCTGGCGTGCTGGCCTGTTCACCGCCTTTCCCCCAGCGCAGCGTAGTAAATATCTATCGGCCTCGGAAATACCATGCCCATCATGGATGATGCGTATCGCTCATAGGCGGTCAAGAATTCAGCCATGTGTTTCACCGTTAAGTCGGTCGTGCTTATGAGTCGAACCAGTAGAGCCTTCGCAGTTGGTCGTACTGCCAAAAGCTGTTCAATCTGTGCCGCGTGTTCGTAGCGGTCTGGATGACTTAGCATAATAGGAAGCACAATGACTTCCTTGATGCGGTCGTGTACTTCACCAGAAGCCTCGCCTGTCTCTTTTCCTACTATGCCATGCCAGAGCCACATTAGGCGGTTCTGCTTCGCACTGCGGGTGTCCTGCGCTTGTTCAACTCTCACCATCACATCGCCCTCAGCCAGCAATGCCCGAATATCCGCCGCTACTTTCGGCATGGAGTATTGGGCGTTCATGGCGGTGATGGTGTGAATCATTTGCTCTTATC